TTCAATCTACAAAAATCCTTGGAAAATTAGCAGCCAAAGAGATTTTTAAAAGAAGCAAAGCTTCTTTTATAGAACCTTATATAATGATTCAAAATATAACTTTTAGTGAACCAGAGATTTTTAACCACATTAATATTTATTTATCAAATAGAAATTTAAATAATAATTTTATTAGTTTTCTACCTTAAAACTTAAAATGGAAAAAAGCATTGCTTTATTTGGTACGAGTGCTGATCCACCTACAATTGGACACAAAAAAATTCTTGAAGAATTATCCAAAATTTATGCTTTTACCATTAGCTATGTAAGCAACAACCCCAAAAAAAAGCATATAGAGGATATCTCAATTCGTAGCCATTTATTAAAAACTCTTATTGATGATTTAGATAATCCAAAAATTTTATTTAATCAAAAAATTAGTAGCCAATGGGCAGTAGAGTCAATCAAAAAATGTAAAGAAATTTATAAATTTAATAATTTAGATTTTGTAATTGGGAGTGATTTAATTAAAGATATTTTCTACTGGAAAAATTTCGACAAAATTATCTTGGAGGTAAGTTACTTGCTCTGATGTGTATATCACACTATGCAAGAGAACAGTTGAATGAAAACTTTGAGAAAGATATCGGATTGTTTGAAACTACGTCTCTGTACGGGTCTGCAACGTCTGCTTCACAGTATGATGGACTCAAACCTTTTATGAGATATAAAGGACTTACAGAGAGCAAATTCATACCTCTCATGCATGATAAGCAATTTCATAAACTACATGATCATTTTACTATGCTAAATGACAATACACCTCTTACTGATAATAAAGCATCTTCAAAGAAGATGAAAAGACAGACAAAGATGATATCAATCATTCGTAATAATCTTGGGAATCAAAATAAGTTGAATAGGTTCAATGGGGTAATTAAAGATGCATTTTCGATTACTCAAAAAAAGAGATTTTATATTTCTGATTATGGTTACTCAAATGTTAGGGAAGTAATACTAGGAGAACAAGACAAGTTGACACCTGGACAAAACTATGATAAATTTGAACTTGATAATATTATTTCTTGGTGGAGGAGAAAGGCAACAAAGAGATATGAAAAACTAAAGAGTGAGAATAGATTTAGAAAACAGGTTGAACTATGGACAGAACAGGACGACATACAAATCATAAGATAACTACTTTTGAAATTGTATTCATACCGATTATATTTTTTGAAGAGTTTGTCAAACGAATATTAGTTGGGTTACTTAAACTCCTTGTTAAATTTGAAAATTGGAACTTTAATCGCAGATTACCAAAATGACTGAATTGAAAGACTGGTTGAACTCAATCAACCAAAACAAAAAGAATATCTATGAAGAAGACCCTACAGCAAAGTATCCTTCATACATTGTGAACAGGTGTATGTCTGGTCATTTAGATACGATTATGTTTGCAAATGAGATGAACCTTAGGCCACAACTGGATAGTGATATGCAGTATTCATTTTTTCTAAATAGTGTGAGGAAGCGAAAGAGATTCTCTCCTTGGCTCCGTAAAGATGAGATTAAAGATCTTGATTCTGTGAAGCGTTATTATGGTTATAGTAATGAAAAAGCAAAGCAAGCTCTACGAATCCTAACCAAAGAACAACTTAATTTTATAAAATCGAAATTTGAAACTGGAGGAGCAAAATGATTACCGAGCCTGAGGTCAATTGGTCTGCTGATCAGATGATTGAAGTCACACTGAATGAACCAGATGACTTCTTAAAGGTAAGAGAGACTCTCACAAGAATTGGGGTAGCATCCCGTAAAGAGAAAAAGATATATCAATCTTGTCATATTCTTCATAAGCAAGGAAGATACTATATTGTACACTTTAAAGAACTATTTGCTTTAGATGGTAAGCATGCTAATCTAACTCAAAATGATGTTCAGCGTCGCAATCGTATCATTCAGTTATTATCTGATTGGGGTCTCATAACTATTATGAATGTAAGTAAAATTACTGATATAGCACCGTTAAATCAGATAAAAGTGTTAGCATATAAAGAAAAACATGAATGGATACTAGAGACAAAATATAATATAGGAAAGAAAAAGAAACCAGAAGAGCAATCATGAATGGCAGGCTAGACAAGGTTGCAATGACCAACAGACTCATGCAACTTAAAAGAGAACTCCACTATAAGTGTGAGATTGGAGAGAAGGGTAATGGATTCTGTAATGGAGCAAATGAATATCTCAACAAAACCTTTGATGTATTAGATGAGTACTGGCAATAAATATTCAAAAATTAAATTATTATGTATTGGGAAGAAACAATTGAACTTATAAAAAAATACGGGGAAGAACCAAAATCCACGTATCCACATCCTTATAGTGAATCAGATGATTATGAGGTTTACATGTATGAGCGTGGAACATTTAAAACAAAATATATTCCAATAGAGGATTTTCCTGAAAATATTAAAGATAATGTAAAAAAATATCTTAAATATGATCTTACAGACTTTCAATTATTCTCTTCTTTAGGAGCATCCGAAGGGTTCGGTGTACATGGCGACCCAGATGATGTTTTAATTATTTGCTTAGAGGGTGAGATATCATATATTGTTGAAAAATATCATGGATTTACTACTCAAGAAGATGCGTACATAAAGAATGATCCTGTTATTTTAAAACCTGGTGATACAATCTTTATTCAAAAAGGTCTAAAACATATGGGAATATCAAGCACTGTGCCTCGTATTTGTTTATCTTGTGGTATGCGTGGGGATGTGCCTAGTAATGAAGTAACATATCATTTTGGTTAAAATTGATACTTGACAAAAGTGTAAAGTTCTGTTAAGATAAATAACACAGGTGATATCTTTATTACCTGACACAAAGGACTCGAAAGGATCGTAACCCTGCGTAAAACTGCTTTTAACCGAGACCTGTGAGCAGTATAAGCAATAGTCTCTCATATCCGAAAGTGAAGGATTTTCGGAAATAAGTTTCGCATCAAACCTTGGATGCCCTACTTAAAAACGTCTTACTAATGACAACTTCAAACATTACACGCAGACAGAATGGTCTTCTACAAGGTTGGCCAGAGTTCTGTGAGTGGGTAACTTCAACAAACAACAGAATCTACGTTGGTTGGTTCGGAGTACTCATGATTCCATGCTTGCTCACAGCAGCTGCATGTTTCATCGTTGCTTTCATTGCAGCACCTCCAGTCGATATCGACGGAATTAGAGAACCAGTAGCGGGTTCTTTCTTATATGGTAACAACATCATCTCTGGTGCAGTTGTTCCATCATCAAACGCTATAGGTCTTCACTTCTACCCTATATGGGAAGCAGCAACCGTAGATGAATGGTTGTATAATGGTGGTCCTTATCAGTTAGTTATCTTCCACTTCCTTATTGGAATTTCTGCCTACATGGGTAGACAGTGGGAACTATCATACAGATTAGGAATGAGACCATGGATATGTGTAGCATATTCAGCACCTGTATCTGCAGCATTTGCAGTGTTCTTAGTGTATCCTTTCGGTCAAGGTTCTTTCTCTGACGGAATGCCACTAGGTATCTCAGGTACGTTCAACTTCATGTTCGTGTTCCAAGCAGAGCATAACATTCTTATGCACCCCTTCCACATGGCAGGTGTTGCAGGTATGTTCGGAGGATCTTTATTCTCAGCAATGCACGGTTCTTTAGTTACATCTTCTCTAATCAGAGAGACAACTGAGCAAGAATCACAGAACTACGGATACAAGTTTGGACAAGAAGAAGAAACATACAACATAGTAGCTGCACACGGTTACTTTGGTCGTCTTATCTTCCAGTATGCTTCTTTCAATAACTCAAGAAGTCTTCACTTCTTCTTAGCAGTTTTCCCTGTAGTATGCGTATGGTTAACTTCAATGGGTATTTGCACAATGGCATTCAACTTGAATGGTTTCAACTTTAACCAATCAGTTGTAGATGTTAATGGAAAAATCATTCCTACATGGGGTGATGTTCTTAACAGAGCAAACCTAGGTATGGAAGTAATGCATGAGCGTAACGCTCACAACTTCCCACTTGATCTAGCAAGTGCAGAGTCAACAACAGTTGCTCTAACAGCACCTGCAATAGGTTAATGAAACACCTACTACACAATCCTTATAGAGACCTAATAGAATTTGGTTTCTTTATTGCGGTTGGTATTACAGCAGGATCTCTGGGTCTAATCTAAAATCACAAAGTGAATTCATTGGCGGGGGAAAAAATTCTCCGCCAATTTTTTTGCCAAAAAGTTGATCCCATGATATAATTAATGTATACATAAAAATAAAAACTCATGGATATACAAATCTATACCAATGAAGGATGTATTTGGTGCACTAGAACTAAAGAATTGTTTGCGAGAGCGAATGTAGAATATACTGAAATTAAATGGCAAGATTTGGAAGTTGATGATCAATTAGAAATGAAGACAAAATTTCCTGGTGTAACTGGATTTCCTGTGGTCATCATAGATGACGAGTTTGTTGGTGGACTAATTGACACTGCTAAAGTATTTCTTAAGAAAGGATTAGTGACAGCACCCAGTAACTAATGAAAGAAATTAAAATAAATAAAGGCATAGAGCTCATGTTAAGGAGGGCGAAACCGAAGATCACTGAACCTACCCGTAAAGGGTTACTTATAAACAGAGTGTTTACCTTCCTAAAACGAAAAGTCTACTTCAACTTTGAACTTAGGTGGGAACATCAATAAAAAACTAGTTCGGAGTTGAACAATGACTGAAACGATGATGATTTTTATATCAGTAACTACATCCTTTATCTTCTTAGCAATTGGAGTATTATTTGGATGGGTAGCTGCAGAAGTAAAGCAGGAACACATGTATACACAAGAAGAACAAAGTGTTCATCCCGAAATGCTAAATGCACATGGTCAATGGATCAATGAAGAACTTCTTTCAGTTCGCTTCCTAGATGAAGACGAAATTGAAGAGGAATAAATATACTTACGGTAACAATTAGGTTATGAAATTATTAATGCATGAAGTGCTACAAAAAGTTAGCAATGCAAAGACAAAAGCACAAAAGGTTAAACTACTGGAGGGATATAACACTCCAGCACTTAGAGCTATTCTAATTGCTAATTTTGATGAGAGTGTTATCTCTATGCTTCCTGATGGAGAAGTTCCATATAAAAAGAACGATGCACCAGAGGAAACAGAACATACGAAACTTGCACACGAGTATCGTAAGTTGTATTTGTTTTTTAAAGGTGGTGCAAACATCTCACAGACACGTCGTGAGACTTTGTTTATTCAACTCTTAGAAGGGTTGCATCAAGGGGAAGCAGAGGTTCTTTGTCTTGTAAAAGATAAAAAAATTGGTAAGCGTTGGAAGATTACCAGACAGTGTGTAGAACAAGCATTCCCTTCAATACAATGGGGAAACCGTAGCTGATGATAACATTGAATATACTAAAAGAAAACTGCGATCCTAAAAAAGATAACAACTCTGCACTACCTTACAATGCATATCTTGTTCAGTATAAGATAGGTGATAAGGAAGAAACGAGATGGGATCTCACCATGGCATATAAAATGTCTGAAATATTTGATCATTACTATGACAAATATAAAAATGTCATAGCAATAGTTCAATCTGATGGTAGAGTTGCTCCTAAACTTTGGACTGATCCTACAAAAAAACCACCAACCAAGAAAAAGAAATGAGTGCAGATCAAAAAGGTAACTGGGCAATTTTCTATAGAAAATTAAGTGAACCCATGGAATGGAAAACTCTAAGATATAAGAGAAGCGATGGAGTTCTCGTGTCTGCTAAAACTTACGATGAGGTATATAAATTTAATCGCTTCAAAGAAGCATTCGATTTTATTAAAGAATTAATTACAATAGACAATCCTGTTTACGATGCTCAAGTAAAAAGAGTATGTAGAGCTAGAGGAGAAGCATTTTATCTATCGGGAAATTAATATAAGATTAAGTTATTATAAAAGTATTGACTGTTACAATTTGACATTTCTAAATACTTATGTTAGTATTCTAACACGTTCATCCAAATGCACAGTCTAGCATTACTAGTACTTCTATTCGCTGAACATGATGCTACCCATTGGGAAATGTCATGTGATGAATGGAACCAAGCAAGGATTGAGATACTCAGCGATGAGAATCACATCCAAGATGCTAAGGAGTATCTTATTGATTACTTCTACACCAAAGTACCAGAAGAAAATTGCAAGGCATGGTCAATTGGACGCAAGTAAGCCAACTCGGAACGGATTTCGTTCATCCTCGCAAGAGGACGCAAAAGCTGACTGAAGGAACGGATTAATCATCCAATTACTTTAGGAGAAACCAAATGGCACAAGTCACATACAGAGGTGTTAATTACGACACTGAAGAGTACAACAATAAGGTACTCGCAGAGGCAGCAAAACGTCAAAGACATGAATTAATGTATAGAGGCGTTAAAGTACAGCGTAAGATGGTAGGAGCTTAGATCTATGGTAGAAACACTGCAGGTTGTCGGCATCATATCTCTCGGTTGTATCGCCTTTATTGCTATGATTTACGGTGAGGTACAACTGTTACAATTACAGAGGTAGTAAAATGCTAAGGATCAACGTAGATTGGGGTTCGCCCTCTCTTCCAGAGTTTGATCCTGTTAAGCACGATCCAGAAAGAATATTTGCATTCTTGACCTATCGTGGTGTTAACTACGCTAAATGGGTTTATTTAAAAGTCCACTTTAACGCAGTCAAAGACTGGAAGATCACATCTTAATACATCTTAAATGCCTATGAGTATAAACTCGTAGGCATTTATTTTTATTTCAAAGTCTTTAAAATATGTTGAGGTAAAAATAAATAGTGGTAGAATTCAGAGGTCAACACGATGAATTAAACCTCCTCTTATTATGAGGTAATTTAATGGAGGAAAATGCATAATTTAATACCACGCAGTGAACTAGATGGGTGGCAACACCATAATAAATCAGACGACGCAATGCTTGATGATTACTTTGAATGTCTAGTTGAGTGCGACTCACAACAAAACGAATGCAAACGAATATGTAGAGAGATTCTCTACTAATCACAAGAGGGGTTGACCCCCTCTTTTTTTATGGTATAATAATTATACTACTAATATAAATATGGATAGAGGGAAGTTAAAAAACATCGTCAAGAGCTTGCAATCCTTATTAGATGTGTTAGAATCTGAAGTATACTCTGACGTAGATGCATACCGCACCAACGGAAACAATCACGCTTACACACAAGGGAGAGACGACGACGATGGATACCCAGATTAATTATTCAGATGACATGATGCGTCGTAGAAGAGATGCTGTATTATCATTAAAAGAATTTGGTTTTGGAAGAAATCTATATGAATTTTGTGCAGACTGGGTGCTAAATCATGATTCAACCTCAGGAATTAAAGAAGCATTCATGGAGTATGAGACTCAAAGAACAAATCAAATTAATTAAATCAGCACTTAAACAAGATGCGTTATATTCTGATGTAGAACTACACTACATGAAGAAGCAACTTAACAATGCAAAACACGAACTTAAATTAAAAAAACTAAGGAGAAAAAAAGGATTTAATGAACTCAGTGAAACTAGTAACAGTAACACCAGAAGCAGAGAAGACAATGGGTTACGTGGCGAGAGTCAGCAACCCGAACAACCAAGAGAATCCTAAGGTTGCAGGACTACTTAAGTATTGTATTAAACATCAGCATTGGTCTGTCTTTGAACAATCATCAATGACACTTGAAATAGAAACCACTCGTGCAATCGCAGCACAGATATTAAGACATCGTAGTTTTACATTTCAAGAGTTCTCTCAAAGATATGCACAGAGTAATGAACTTGGTAAGATTGAATTACCAGACTTAAGAAAACAGGATTTAAAGAACCGTCAGAACTCAACAGATGATCTCGATCCTTTCGTAAGACAAAAGTTAGAAGCACAAATGATTACTCTTTTCAGTTCTGCACAATCATTGTATAATCAGATGATTGAAGAGGGAGTTGCAAAGGAGTGTGCTCGAATGGTATTACCATTATGTACTCCTACAAGAATATACATGACAGGTTCTTGTCGTTCTTGGATACATTATATTGATCTTCGTTCTGCACACGGAACACAGAAAGAACACATGGATATTGCAAACGCTTGTAAGTCTATATTTACCGAACAATTTCCAACTGTATCTGCGGCTCTGGAATGGGTCTAAATAACTATACTACTTTATAATATTATGGCAACATACCCTGTAGTAAATACAAAGACTGGTGAACAGAAAGAAGTGATGATGAGCATTACAGAATGGGATCAGTGGTGCAAAGACAATCCTGATTGGTTGAGGGACTATTCCGATCCTTCAACTATGCCAGGTGTTGGTGAAGTCGGAGAATGGAAAGATAAGTTAAGAAAGAGTAAACCAGGTTGGAATGATGTTCTTAAAAAAGCACAAAAATCACCAGGTTCTAGAGTAAAACCACTTTAATCAAATGCCAAGAAAAAAGAAGACTAATGGGGATCAACCCATAGGTATCGGTTTAACTACGAAACAAATGAAACGTAAGAAACCGATTGGAAACACTTACCTTCTTGATATTGAACCCATTACTGATAATCAAAAGAAACTTTTTGATTCATATGCAGAAGATAAACATCTTGTTGCATATGGCACAGCAGGAACAGGAAAAACATTTATATCATTATATAATGCACTTGCTGATGTTCTTGATGAAACAACACCATATGAAAGAATCTATCTTGTTCGTTCTTTAGTTTCAACTCGTGAAATTGGATTTTTACCAGGTGATCACGAAGATAAAGCAGATATTTACCAGATACCATATAAAAATATGGTTAAGTATATGTTTCAAATGCCAACTGATGCTGACTTTGAAATGTTATATGGTAATTTAAAAGCACAGGAAACAATCAAATTCTGGAGTACATCTTTTATCAGAGGAACTACTTTAGATAATGCAATCGTAATTGTAGATGAATTTCAGAATCTTAATTTTCATGAATTAGATTCAATTATTACTCGTATTGGAGAAAATAGTCGAATTATTTTCTCTGGTGATGCTAGTCAAAGTGATTTGGTTAAAACAAATGACAGGAATGGCATACACGATTTTCTCAACATATTGCGTAAAATGCCATCTTTTGATATAATAGAGTATGGCATTGATGATATAGTTCGTTCTGGACTTGTCAAAGAATATATTATTGCAAAACTTGAAATTGGTCTTTAATGTTTAATCATGTAGAACTGAATCTTCCTAAACTTTCAAGAGAAACGATAGATGGTGTAAGATACTACTCTGTCCCTGATGAAGAAGAATTACTTAAA